GGCACGTGGCGATAGACCTGCGCGCCGGGCCTACCTTAGCTTGGCGCTCGTCCTGGTCCAATTCATCGTCCGGCGGGGATTCCTCTTCCTCGTCGAGATCGATCCCCTTGGCGGCCAATTCTTGGCGGAACTTGGCCCTCTCTTCGCGCCGGATCTCCGCCTCTTCGTCCGTCTGGTGGTTCGACTGGACGACACGGAGAACCTGCTTGATGGTATCGGGGTGGGAAGCCTGTTGCTGGTCGGGCATCCGTTCGAGAATCGACTTTACCTCGGCTTCGTACTTCTGAAGTTTCGGGTTTTGGGACTTCAGAATCTCGATATTGGCATCGCGAATCTGCTTGGCCCCTCTGACAGTCGTCTCGATGACCGCACCGGCAACAGACTTCTTTAGGTCTTCGAAATGGCGCTTCAGTTCCTTTCGGTCCACGAGCGCCGAATCGTCTTCTTCGGGTTCTTCCTTTTTTTCTGGCTGATCGAGAATCTTGACGCGCCCGGCCTGAACCATCTGAGCAAGCTCGTTCATGGCTTGCTTGTGCTGGGCCAACTCCGCGCGCAGCGCCTCTTTCTCGGCGTCGGTAGCCGGGGCGGCTGCTATTGGCTCCGGCTCCTTCGGTTTCTGCGGTTCGCGGGTGGGTTGAGCCGGGTCTTTCTCGATTGCCACGCTCTCACTACTGAAGGACAGCAGCGGCGCGTGTCAATAGATGGTGCTTAAGAAAAGAGTTAGCACTAGGCCGGAAGCTACTGATCGTCGGCGGGAGAGGAGGGGTTCAGCGCTCCGCGCGCCACCTCTAGAAGCCTATCCATCTCGGCGATGGCTTCCCTCGAGAAGCGGAAAGCGCCTTGGCTGACGCGGACCTTTTCCAGGTCTGCCTCCACCGCACAGCGGTTAGCCTGGTCTATTCCCATCTCGATCAGGCGCTCGCGGAAGTGGTTCCAGAGGGCCTTGTAGTCGATCGGCCCTTCCATGCGGTTTCGCCACTCGCCGCTCATTGGATGGGCGGCCTGCCGTTAGCTGTTGACGGCTGCGGTTGCGGACCTTGCTGCGCCGCGCCGGGGATCATGCCCATTTGCTGTTGAGCCTGCTGGATCATCTGGCCCTGCTGGATCGAGCGCTGCGCCATCTCCTCGAAGAGATCGCCGGCCAGAACCGTGTCGAGGTCCATCGCGTTGAACGACTGGAAGATCTTCTCTAAGAGCTTGTCCTGGCCCTTGATGCAATGGATCATCGCGGCCTTCAATTCCGGCGGCACCTGCGGATTGGCCAGGGGCTGAGCCAGCTGGATCATCTGCATCATGTACTGCTGGACGGTCTGGTAGAGTTGCATGTTCGACTGCTTCTCCACCTCGCGGTTCACGGCTGCGGTCGAGACGTTCAGCTGGATATTGATGAGGCCGCGTAGGTTGGCGGGCTGTTCGATGAGCGCCCGGACCAGCTGCGCTTCGTTCTCGTCGAGAACTTGCTCGGGGCTGCCTGCCTCTTCGGCGTCGGGGAGCCCGTAGATCTGCCAGAGCTCTGTGATCTGGTGGCCCTGCTCGGATAGGGCGGCGCGGATTCCAGCGACGTTCAGGTCGAAGCGGCGGGCTCCTTCCTGCATGAGAGCCATGATCGTCGTCGCTGCCGCGCGTCCTACGGGCGAAGAGGCCTTGCCCATATCGACATCGTTCATGCCGACGAACTGGGCGGCGAGCTTCATCACGAAGTCTTCTTCCTGGATGTCGATCGGGACGTTGGTTGCCGGGTGGAACTCCTTGATGTCGGTCGGGTCTGTCGTCTTGATGACCTTCCCCGACGCCGGTCGGATCGTGTCCGGAACGCCGCTTGCGGCTCTGGCGATGTACATGACGATGTTGGCTAGGTGCGCTCTGTCTCGGCGCTGGTTGTGGATGGTCGAGGATTCGTCTTGCAGGGATTCCAGCTGCTCCGGAACGCCGATGCCGTCGAACTGACCCTGGACTCGGATGAAGGGGCTCGTGAAGTAGGGGCGTTTCCCGGAGGGAGACGGATTCGATACCAGCCGCAGGACTTCCCGCTGTCCCGAATGGAGAAGCATCACGTACTCTTCGGGCCAGCCGTCCTGGTCGAGGTCGCGGCGGAACCATACCCACCAGGGGCTCCAGAGTCCGAAGCGATCATCGCCGGAGGAGTCCTGCATCTCGAGGCGGTTCTTCCGCCTCTCCATCTTCACTTCGTCTTCTTCGTCGCTGCTCCCTCGGATCTCGTCCAAGTTCTGGATGAGTCCCTGGTAGGCCAAGCGCTCCAAGCGATCCCAGGAGTACCAGACGCGGTGGGCACACCAGGGGGCTAGCTGGAGATCGGGGAAGCCCGTCGGGATCAGGAAATCTTCGCGGGGAACCCAGATGGGCTTCGGGCCTTTCTTCCTGCCGGTTTCTACGGTCTTGTGCTCCTGGTCGTCGTAGCGAAACATCGGCTCGTCAACGAAGTCGTCGTAGCCGATGGCGGTACCTAGCTTCACGCAGTCGAGCGTGTAGTTATGAATTACTTCTCGCTGGTCCCACATGAATTTCCGGGACCAATCGAGATAGCGCTCGTAGGGCTTGCAGACCGGAGCCCATTTCTTGTTGAGCTCTTGCACGAGCCAGTGGGGCTCCGGGCCGAAGATGCCTTGCATCGCTCTCGCCACGATCTGGTCCGTGAAGGAGGCGATGATCCGGACGACGACGTTGGAGGAGTGGGCGAGGGGGTAGTCCTTGACGCCACCCTTGGGCTTCGCGCGGTAGAGTTGGAGGTAGCGGACCCAATCGCGCTGCATCTCCGCCTGGTTTGCGTACTGGAGCTCTATCTCGGCGGAGAATTCTTCCGCTAGAGACTTGATCTCGGTCGAACTCAGAAAGACGGGGATGGCGGGCTTCGGCGTTCCGGTGCCGGGCTTTAGCCTGTCGCCATCAGGCGCTTCGTTCTCGGGCGGCTGATCGCGAGCGTTAGTCGAGTCAGTCCACGCCTGATCGGCGTTTTCGATGGGATCGGATTTTCTGCGTCTAGCCATAGCCTGTCGAACCGTAGTCTTCCGGGGGGCCGCGCGTCAAATCTTCCCAGCCGTCGTCGGATATGTCGAAGGGGGTCACGCCCGGCGGAAACTTGCGCTTCTTCTCTTGGCCGGACGGCGGGCTCCAGATGGTCGGCAGATAGCCTGCGGCGTCGAGTAGATCGACGGTCTTTCCGTTCGGGAAGGCTACGAGCTCGTCTACCAGATCCGTATGCGCGCGAGAGACGTAGACGCGGTGCTGGGAAGGGTAAGAGCCCCAGAAGCCGATGATGCGTTTGGTCTTGGCGTTACGGGAGAAGTTCTTGTCGAGCTTGCGGATCCGCATCTCTGGGTATTTTTCGCTGATCCAGTAGAAGAAGGCTTCGTGGCCGCCGAACGTCTCTATGGCGGCGAACATCGGGTGCCAGTGGTCGTAGGTGGACTTTGCTTCCTCTAATACCTGGTACGGCGTGGAGCGGGTGGCTTTGGCTTCCAGGATGACGATATCGAATGGGGTCGTTTCGCCGGGTGGCGTCAGCGCAGCCACCACATTCGCCGTTCGGGCGTCGTCAGACTCGGGATTGAGTCCTGCGTCAATGACTTGAAATACAGCGCAATCCGCGAGCGGGACGGCCTTTTCTCCGTCGCTCGATTCGAGCAGCAGGACGGGGTTTCCTTCGGCGTCCTGGGTCATCGTCCAATAGCGCAGGTGAGCGGGGTCGAACTTGGATGCGCCGGAGCCAACGGCAGTATTGAGATACTGCAAGGCAAACATCTCCGGGCCTTGTTCCTGGCGGATCTGCTCGATAGCGGCTTCGGTGAATCTCGTCGGCCAGCGGGAACTACCATCGTCCTTGCGGAGATTTACGAGGTAGTGATCGATGCCTTTTACGTTCTTGAGAATCCAGTCGATGAGATCCTGGGGAGCCCAGCGGGTTCCGAAGTCGTGGATCTCGCTCTTTGAGGGATCGACCATCAGCGACCAGGCGAGCTTCCGCTGGTCTATGGCTGCCTGCATGGTCGTCGGCTCCTCGCGGGCTTTCTTTCCCACGAGGTCGTCGTTGACGATTATGTCGTAGTGGCGCGAAGTGCTGGCACCGCCCACTCCAATGGCTTCGAAGGTGGCTTCGGGCCAGTGCTTGGTGCGCTTCAATTCTAGCTGGCTGCTATTCCACTTCACCCTGAGCGGATTCGGAACGCACTCGGGAAAGAGAGCGCCGTAGATGGGCGACATGACTATCGCCTGCAATTGCCCGATCCACTTCTCGGCGTTCTCGGCGGTTTCGTTGGTGAGTAAGATCCGGATGTTCGGGTTCTTGGTTGCGCGTCTCAGTTTGTCGCTGAGAGTCCAGGTGGTCGTCTTGAAGAAGCCACGCGGTGCCTGACCAAGTTTTAACCTGGTTGGTTTTTCAACCCACCGTGCCATCTCGACGTGGACGTCTGGGTCCATGTCGTAGAAGCCGCAGACGAACTTGCCGAAGGCGAAGGTGGACTCGAGGCTAACGCGCCTGATTTCCGCGATCAGCTCCGGCGTTAGCGTTGTAGGAGCAGGCGATGAAGCGGATAACTCAGCCACGGGTTCTAGCTAGCACACCTTCGAAAGGAGATTCGCATGGAATGCCTGGTCTACCTGATAATCTGGGCCATCGTCGCGCTGATAATCCTCTGGATCATCGAGACGGTGATTGCGCAGTTCATCGCGCTCCCCAGCCAAGTCCAGATGCTGATCCGCCTGCTCGTCGGCCTGCTCGTGCTACTCGCAGCACTCGACTGCCTGGGGCTAGTCTCGAGCGGCCCCTTCCATCTGCGGCCACTTCGCTAGACCCAAAGCCAGAAGAGGCCACGGACCCCATTATCCGTAGCCCCTTCCAGCAGGGATTGAATCGTGATGAGCCTTCTCGACCTTCCTACCACCAACAACGTTTCACGGGAAACACTACCTTTTTCCGCAAACAGCACGATTACGATAAAAAAAAATCCGCGCCAAAGATTCCAACCACTTACATACCTAGTTTACACATTATTGACGCAGCGCGCCTTGATGCCCTCCGCAAAATCCCCCCCTTAAGAATCTCCCCGTCCAGCCCGCGTAAAACGAAAGGCAGCCTCCGCTCCCTTCGGTCGCTCGCTTGTCGTCCTGCGCTGTAGCGTGTGTTCGCCTAGCGCAAACAGCGTTGGGTGCGTTAAGAAAATATACCGCGGATTTGTGAGCAGGGGTGCAACGCCATCGACGCCGGGTGGCTGGGGGCAGGCCGGGCCTAGAGGCTAGGCGTGTCTGGCGTACAGCGAGCGTAGCGCTTGCGGTAGTCGTCTAGCGCTAGCGCATAGCGAGCGTAGCGCAGGCGCTCAGCGCGGTAGGCGAGCTCAGCGCTTGTCGGCTGGCTCTGCTTCGCTGCTGGTAGCTTGCGCTTCGATCGGCTTTGCCGTTGCACAGCGTAAGGCCTCGATAAGAGCTGTTGCTGCCTCTGCTGTCAGGTTGATCGTGACTGCTGCTGCCTGCTGCTGGTCGTTCTTGCCCCAGCGGTCCCTGAACCTACGCTCGAGTATGAACGCAGGAGCACGCCAGTCTTCATCGCTGTGCTGCTCTACCGCACGCTGCAAGCGCTTCTCTGCCTCGCCTTCTGCGCGCGAGATGGCATCGGCGAACCTTGCGTAGGGCGTATCGAGTCCATGCGCCTCATCAGCCTCGCCGCGGGCAATCCACTCGCGGATGGTTGCGTAGCTAACGCCGGCAGCGCGAGCGGCAGCGTTCATGTAGTGGCCGGCGGCTATATCGCGGGAGATACTAGCGGCTACGTCGTCTGAGAGTGCGGAAGGTTTGCCGCCAACGCCGCGGTTACCGTAGCGAGCTATTTCGCGAGGGAGCGGCTTATCTGGTGCTGCTTCTACGCTGAAACCTTCCATCGGCATTTGTCTAACGTACGGTAGGAGCGGAGGAAAGCAGAAACTTGAGAGGCTGGCTCTAGTACGCTATTGACAGCTTAGCGTCTTAAGCGTATTGTCGTCTCTATGAAGTTCAACCACCTCGAGAGAGCAAAGGAGAATTCAATGCTAGATCGTTATCGTTTGCGTTTCGAGCGTCCGGTTATCGACCGCGTGTTTCCTTCGACCATTCCGTACGTCGAGTTTCAGGCGGCTAACAACGCCACGGCTATTCGGCGAGCGGAAGGGCTCTTGAAGCGCTACGGCTCGCAGGCTGGCAATCTCTATCGGCGCGAGATGCCTGTTGGCGTTGCGGCAGACGAGTACGAGGATTCGGAGCCTGTCCGCGTGCTGGTCAAGACGGTCAAGCGTTAGTTCAACCTCCGCGAAAGCGCAAAGGAGAGTGACATGACAGACAAGACACTTCCGACATTCAAGAACCTGGCTGCTTCCGACCGCGTAGACCACGAACGAAAGACCGTCTACGCGAGTCCGCGGCCTGGTATTCCGCCGGTTCCTACCCACAAGTGGACCGACGACGATTCGGCGAATTGGGATCGTTCCTGCGAGCGAGTCCGCCATCTAGCCATCGAAGTAAGAGACGCTGGCTACCGCCTTGTAACGCTATGACCTGCCTTTGCTGTTCAGAGGCCGATTGCGATTGCGTGATCGATCGGCGTGGCTATCAGCAGGGATTCTACTGCGAGACTCACCAGCGCGAGAGTGCATCCGCGTATAGCGGCTCGGCGCTCTTGCCGGAGGATTTCTAGATGAAAGAGAAGCGCTTTTCGCTGGAACTTTGCATGTCTAACGGCGGTAGGACTGCTCCTCGAGTCGTCGAGGAATGGCCGAATCCGCTAACCGCTGCCGAGGTCGACGAGATTAAGGACCGTGCGCCGCTACTCGGCGGGTTCTTCTATCGCGTCCGCGAGCTTGGCGATGAGTGACTGGCTCTGCCCGATCTGCCGCCAGGGATTCTCCGACGCCCAGGACTTCATCCGGCATCTCGACGAAGAATCACAGGAAAAGGCTAAGGAATGACGCACGAAGACGCGCTTCGCGTTGCTTCGGTGATCGTCCAGGCCGATGGCGGCTGCAGCCATTGCGTCAGACAGCTAGTCGCCGAGTGCCGCAAGCGCTGGCCGGAATTCGATTGGCAAGACTTTGCCGCTAGAGTCCTTGAGACGAACGGCGAGGATTACCTAGCCAGCTGCATCAGGGAACCCGTTGAAGATGAAACCAGTTAGCTACCTCCAACCGCCAAAGCCACCCGCCGACACCCGCTTCTTCATCCGCCTGTCGTCCTTGAGCTATGGCGAGCTCGCCGGGCTGCTCGCGATGGCGTGGGCGTTCGGGTTCTGCTGCGGCTTCCTCTTAGGCTTCAGACCCTAAGCCGCTTTGCGGTTAAGCGGCGAGAATGCGAATCCCGCAAAATACCACCTGCGAGGCCGCCAGAGCCACGCGACCCCCTAACTCAAGGGGCCGGACGATTAGCTGTTTACAAACGGCTATGGCGCGTCCTAATTTAGCCTCATGGAAATGCATGTGGTGGTCGAAGCTGATGCCGACAAGTCCTGGCGTGCGGTCGTGTACGGTGGAGTCCCGCGGCTTTTCTACCACGGATGGCTCATTCTACGCGCCGAGGTGCTTAAGCGCGATCGCTACAAATGCAAAGTCCGCGGCTGTAACGTCCGCGGAACCTCTCGCCTTACCGCGCACCACATTCTCCCCCGCAAATTCGATGGGCTCGATATTGTCGACAACTTGGTTGCCTTGTGTCCCGACCATCACGATAAGATCGAGGAAGAATGGCGACGGTACTCGACCCTAAGTCTAATCGAAAATTTCTGTGAAGAAGGCTCGAAAACCCCAGACCAGCGCCTGCACCGAGTGCGGAACGGAGTTTGTTCGCTCACGTACCGATCGGGTCTACTGTTCGCAAAAATGTCGCTGGAGGGTGTGGAATCGCCGCTATCCACGCCCGAAGGCTCCGATCGAGCCCGCGGCAATCGGCAGCTGAAACTCTTTTAGCGGATCTCCGGCCACCGGCTTTCGTCCTGTTCCCGCCAGCGCTGCTTCACCCGGTGCCAAAGCAGTACCCCGGATAGCCACTGGTCGTAGCCGTAGCCTTTCTCCGGGTCGGCTGACCGCGAAACCGACCCGCGGAGGTGCTGCTCGAGCCCGTCCGTCGAATGGTAATCCAGGTAGTGCTGCGCCCGATACTGCCCGATCCGGCTTCCGAGCTCCCGGCGCAAAGCCTCCGGCGGATCGCATTTCGGGCAAAGCGTCGTTGTCTTCTCTTCGATTCCGCCAGCTAGCCTAGCCTTCCCCATAGCGGCCCTCCGTCACCTTCACGCAATTCACGTCGTTTTGGACGAGCCAATCGAAGCTTGCCCGCCAATTCGGATGCCCGTTCGCCGGCTTCGATCTCCCCTGGAGGAAAGCCGAGCGGCGGATGCTCGCAAAGACCGACTGCCAGAATTCCACCTTGGGATGCTCTCTAAGGCGAGCCATCACCCGCTGGCG